TGCAACTACCAGCAAGGGTAGCGCGAATGCTTCTTTTTCTGCTCTTGAAAAGATTATTAATGACAATCCTACTGTGTTGAATGTAGGCAAGGAAAATGCGGCTATGGTTCGTTGTGATACGAATATTGATTTGAATGAGTGGTTCCGCGAACTGACCGATGAAAAGCCTGTGTCTATTGTACGTAATGAGGGTGGATTTATTCATATTGTAAATAGTCTGAATGAGGATGAAAAAACTCATAACACATTCAAGACTGATATGTTGATTACGAATGTAAAAGATGTGGAAGCGGATCCTGAAAAGAAAATTGATGCTCATGTTGTTGTAAGAGGTGCAGTATTTAACTTCCGTAAGGCTTTGAAGCCTGTTGAGTTTACTGTATATTCTAAGGGTGGTATGAGTTATTTCCAGAATCTTGAAGCAAGTCCTAAGCATCCTGTATTTACTTGTGTTTGGGGTCGCCAGATGAGTCGTACAGTTGTAACTCGTACTGTGACCGAGTCTGCGTTTGGTGAAGATGAAGTTCGTGAGCGTCAGAATACAACTCGTGAGTTTGTAATTACTGGTTGCTCTAAGGCTCCATATGCTTGGGATGATGAAGATACTCTTACTGCGGCTGAACTTTCTCAGATGATGAGTGATCGTGAGTTGTATCTTGCGACCATTAAGAAGAATCAGGAAGAGTATCAGAGTTCTCGCGGTAGCGGATCTGCGGCAGCTGTTTCCACCGAAACCGGCGGTTATAACTTCTAATAAAGGAGGATATAACTAATGGGTATTTTGTCGAATATTAAGCCCCATGAGGTCAGCCGTGACCTCAGGGGGTATAGCGTATTGTTCTATGGTACTCCTAAGTCTGGTAAAACCACAATTGCTTCACATTTCCCTGGCGCGGTTGTATTTGCTTTTGAAAAAGGTTATTCTGCAATTCCTGGCATTATGGCCACTCCAGTCAATAGCTGGAATGAGTTCCGCAGACTGCTTGTTGAATTGAAGGATGAAGAAACAAAAGCACAGTTTCAGACAGTTGTAATTGATACTGCAGATATTGCATATGACTATTGTGTAGATTATATCTGCAATGATAATAATGTTGATACTATTGGCGATCTTCCTTATGGAAAAGGATATTCTCTTGTCGCTAAAGAGTTTGATACTTGTTTGCGCAAAATCATTCAGCTGGACTATGGTCTTGTATTGATTTCTCATAGCACTGAGCGCACTGAAAGGGACGAACAAGGCAATGAATATAGCAAGATTGAACCTACTCTTGATAAGCGCGGTCGATTGATTTGTGAAAGAACTTGCGACATTATCGGTTTGAGTCGTCCAGTGCGCAATCCGCAAACAAATCAGATTGAAACCAGATTGTTCCTGCGTGAAACTCCTCGATATGTTGCAGGAAGTAGATTTAAGTATATCCCCGATAGTATTGCCTTTACATATGAAAATCTTGTAAATGCAATCGGCGAAGCGATTGATAAAGAAGCTAGTGAACACGGTAATAAATATGTTACTGACAAACGCCAGAATGATTATATTGAACATGATTTTGATATGCCGAAGTTCAGTGAAATGAAAGCAGAAGCTGAAACACTATTTGGAACATTGATTGAAAAAGATGCTTCAAATAGATTGAAGATTTCCAAAATTATCTCTGAATATCTCGGCGCCGGTAAAAAGTTTACTGATACAACCGAAGTAGATGCTGAAAAAGTTTGGTTGATTATTCAGGAACTTCGGGCTCTTGCTAAGTGATAAATAAGCGGGTACAAAAGTGCCCGCTTGACTTTTGTCTTTTTTTATGGTATAATATTTATATAAAGTGAGAAAGAAATTGCGATCTTGTGGTGATGTTTTAAATGGCTACTAAGAAAAAATTAGCTCCAGTAAAATGTTTATATTGTGATAAATACTTTCATCGTGAATTAGAAGAATATGTCCAAGTTAATAAAGTAAGATATGCTCATAAAGCTTGTTATGATCGGCATAATGCTGAATTAAGTCAAGAAGAAAGAGATAAAGATATATTAATTAAATATATCAAGCAACTTTTTAACATAGACACAATTACTGCGAAAATAACTAAACAGATGCAAGATTATCACGATAATAAACAATATACATATAGTGGTATGTATAAAAGTTTAGTTTGGTTTTATCAAATTAAAGGGCATCCAATAGAGAAAGCTAATGGCGGAATTGGTATTATACCTTATGTGTATGAAGATGCGCGTAATTATTATACTTTAATGTGGCAAGCTTCACAAACAAATAAAGCAAAGCCAATAGAGCAGTGGAAGCCGCAAGTAATAGAAATACATATTCCACCGCCTGAGCGCAAACCAATGAAAAGTCATAAGTTTTCATTTTTAGATGAAGAAGAGGATGAAGAATAATGCCATCTAAATATATAGATAATACATCTATAGTGCAGGTACTTGGCTGTATATATAATGATCCAAGCATATTGGATGCTGGAGATGCATATAGTATTACTGAAGATGATTTCCAATCTGATTTTCATAAAATTATTGCAGGTGTAATGTTCAAACTTCATGAAGATGGAGTAACACATTTCTCGCTAGAAGCAATTAATGATTATCTTGAGAACCATCCAAAAGCAAAAGGCATATACGAAGCTAATAGAGGAAATGAATATCTTTCTAAAATTAGTGAATTTGCTATGCGTTCTACTTTTGATTATTATTATAAACGCATGAAGAAAATGACTCTTATGCGGATGTATGATAATATTGGTTTTGATATTACATGGTTATATGATCCAGACAATGTTCTTGATACAAGAAAAAAAGAAGCTCAAGAAGAATGGTTAGATAATGTAAGCCCACAAGAAATTGCTAATAAAATAGATGAACGACTTGATAGTATTAAAACTAAATATGTTGAAAATGATGATGGAGTTGGTTCATTTGCGGCAGGTGATGGAATTGAAGAACTTATTAAGTCATTTGAAGAAGTTCCTGATGTGGGCGTTCAGCTCTATGGGAACTATATCAATACAATCACAAGAGGGGCTCGATTGGGTAAATTTTATTTACGATCCGCTCCCACTGGAGTTGGAAAAACTAGATCCATGATCGCCGACGCATGTTATATAGGTTGCGATTGGTTTTATGATGAACAATTTGGCTGGCGTAAAAATGGAAAATCTTTTCCAACTTTGTTTATCGGAACTGAGTAGGATAAAGCTGAAATTCAAACCATGATGTTAGCATTTCTTTCAAATGTTAATGAAGAGCATATTTTAACCGGGAGGTATGAAAACGATGAAAAAGAGAGGGTAATGCGTGCGGCGCAAGTAATAAAAACTAGTCAATTATATATTGAAGTATTGCCAGAATTTAATCTTCAAGATGTAGAAAATACAATTAAGCGCAATCTGCGTGAAAAGAATATTCAGTATGTATTTCACGATTATATTCATACATCAATTAAGATTCTGGAAGAAATTAGTCGTCGCGCAGGTAAAGTAACTTTGCGTGAAGATAATATTCTTTTTCTATTGAGCGCAAAAATTAAGGACATTTGTGTTAAAAATAATGTGTTTATAATGAGTGCCACACAGCTTAATGGTGATTATCAGGATAGTAAAACACCTGATCAAAACCTACTTCGTGGTGCGAAAGCAATAGCAGATAAAATTGATTATGGTTCAATTTTACTTCCAGTAAAAGAACAAGATTTAGGTAGTTTGGAAACGATTTTACAGAAAAATCCACAATTTCCAACTCCAAAAATTAAAATGTCTATTTATAAAAATAGACGAGGTAGATATAAAAGTGTTATTTTGTGGTGTGATGCTGATTTAGGCACTTGCCGCATTAAACCAATGTTTATGACAGATTTCCAATATGAATGGATTGGAATAGATGATTTAAAAATTATTATTAATGATTTTAGTGCTTTTGAGGAGGACGAATAAAAAATGGCTAAGCAGAAGAGCAAGGGAATTAACCGCAGTACTGAGAAGTTTTGGGGACGAGAACTTGAATATATTATGCCCCGCCGCACCTTTGAGGATTTGACCAAGGAAGTCAAGGGTGATAAATTCCAGTTTGCGATGGATTATATTAATCAGACATATGGGCTATTGGGCCATGTCACTTCCCTTGTGCTGGAGGATGAGGCTGTAACTGGACCGCATACTCCAGCTCTACTTGAAGATGTGTTAGGAGAATAACAATGCATTTTGACAAAGATGAAATCAAGGAGCAATTAACAACAGAACAAATAGAAGATTTGGTCCGAGATTTCGGTGGTGACCCGCATAGAACAAATTTTGGTTTTATTGCGGGCACCATTTGTCATAATCATCCTGGAGAAGGGAGCCATAAACTTTATTATTATGACAACACAAAACTCTTTAGATGCTACACAGGATGCGATGCAACCTTCGACATATTTGAGCTTGTATGTAAATGCTACCATGTGGCCCATCCGGATACCGAACAGCCGGGAATGTACTATGGAATTAAGTATGTCGCAAATAAACTGGGAATTACTGGAACAACTATTGGGGACGAAGAATTCAGCGGGATCCCAGACTTAACAATTTTTGAGAAATATGAAAAATTACAAGTAACAAAAGAAGATCAAAAAAGATTACA